CAGATGCTATTTTCAGTCTATTTAAAAAAAGGAATATCAATGCGAAAGATGTCAAGGGAATCTGGCATTTCATTCACATCAATTTATAACACAATTAGAAATTGTAAAAACAAACTACAACAATGGGCAAAAGAAAATCACAAGGACTTGGAGATAGTATAGAAAAGTTCACAGAAGCAACAGGAATTAAAGCAGGAGTTGACAAATTAGCAGAAGCAATAGGTTTTGATTGTGGATGCGACAAAAGAAAGGAAGTATTAAATAAATTGTTTCCTTATGCAAAACCTGAATGTTTATCGATTGAAGACTACGATTATTTAACAAAATTCTTTGCAGATAATCATGAAACGATTACACCAATGATTCAGGCTGAATTGGCTGAAATTTATTCTAATGTGTTTAATATAAATTTGCAACAGACAAGTTGTGATTCATGCTGGCGAGATACAATAGGCAAATTACGCAAAGTGTACATGGAGCATGATAATGAAGCCTGATGAAAGAGCAAGGGTAATGTATATTAATTGTCTGTATTACACAGGCACTAAGACAATGGCTATTCAATGTGCATTGTATATTGTTCAAATGATTATTGAACAGAAACTAAAAATAGATGACAAGATCTATTGGAAGTTAGTTAAAGAGGAAATATACTTAATAGAGATTTAATTTGGATTTCAATTTTTTTCAAATGGAAGAATTAAAAAAACAAAGGGGAGGCGCAAGACCAAATTCAGGTAGGCTAAAGAAAGATGAAGTTATTTCATTGATTGAAACAATGGATGCAGTCAAAGTACCAGAAGCAATTTGGATTAAGTTAGGTGAACGAATAGAAGATGGAGATACTAATGCCATTAAGACTTGGTTGCAGTACAGGTATGGTATGCCAAAGCAAGTTATAGATCAAAACAATACACATACGATTAACGATTTCGACATAAAAGATATTGTGAAATTTGAGTGATAAATCTTAATGATAAATATAAGCCGTTATTTTATTCAGATTCAAGATACTATGTTATAACTGGTGGTCGTGGTTCTGGTAAATCGTATGCCTTAAACTCATTCCTTTTGCTTCTAACTTATGAAGTAGGTCATGTGATACTATTTACAAGGTACACACTTACATCTGCTCATGTGTCAATCATTCCAGAGTTTACAGATAAGATTGAAACTGCAGGATTGCAAGATCATTTTTACATCACTAAGGATGAAATTATTAATACTCAAACTAATTCAAGGATAATATTTAAGGGGATTAAAACAAGTAGTGGAACTCAAACTGCTAACCTAAAGTCATTGGCTGGAGTTACTACCTTTGTATTGGATGAAGCAGAAGAATTAGTTGATGAAGATGTATTTGATAAGATTGATTTATCGGTAAGACATAACTCAAAGCAAAACAGAGTAATTCTAATTTTAAACCCTGTAACCAAAGAGCATTTTATATACAAAAGATTCTTTGAGAATAAGGGAGTTGATGCAGGTACATCTGGAGTTAAAAAAGATACTACCTACATTCACACAACTTACAAAGACAACAAAAAATATTTATCTGATTCATTTATATCACAAATTGAAAGCCTGCAAGAAACCAATGCTAAAAAATATGAGCATACAATATTAGGAGGATGGTTAGATAAGGCAGAAGGTGTTGTGTTTACCAATTGGAAGTTTGGTGAGTTTAATCCAAATCAATTGCAAACATCTTATGGCATGGACTTTGGATTTTCAATAGATCCAGATGCTTTAGCAGAGGTGGCAATTGACAAAGCAAGAAAGATAATCTATGTCAAGGAGGTCATCTATGAAAGAGGATTAAAGACACATATTCTTGCATCGTTAATCAAAGAGAAATGCAATAATAGTTTAATCATTGCTGATTCAGCAGAACCAAGATTAATAGATGACTTACGTTATCAAGGGATTAACATACAACCTGTAAAGAAAGGAACGATTGAATCGGGTATTGTAAGAATGCAAGACTACCAAATCATTGTAGATCCTCAATCACAAAATATAGCCAAAGAATTTAACAACTATGTTTATTTAAATAAGGCATCAAAACTTTATCTTGATGCTTGGAATCATATTATTGATGCGATTAGATACAACATCATTTACCATTTAGATAATCCCAATCAAGGTACTTACCATATTTATTAAGACAAAAACAAACAATTTACGTTTATACATTATGAAAGTAAAAATTTCAATCCCAACAACATTAAGCGAAGTAAAATTAAGCCAATATCAGAAGTTTGTTAAGATAGCAAACGAGAATGAAGAAGGTACATTTCTAAATCAAAAGATGGTTCAGATATTCTGCAACATAGATTTATTTATGGTTGCTAAGATGAAGCAACAGGATTTAAATTATGCAGTAGGGAAGATTAGTGATTTGTTTAAAAAGATTCCAGATTTAGTTACAAAGTTTACTTTAAATGGAATAGAGTTTGGGTTTATCCCTAATTTAAATGATATGTCTTCAGGTGAGTATATGGACTTAGATGGATATATAGTTGATTGGGAAGATAGTCATAAAAGTTTGGCAGTTCTTTACAGACCAATTAAACAAAAATCAGGCAATAAGTACTTGATTGAAGATTACGAAGGGAGTGATAAGTATTCAGAATTAATGCTTGATGCGCCAATGGATGTGGTGTTAAGCAGTAAGGTTTTTTTTTGGACTTTAGGTCGAGAATTATTGAAAAGTACGATGGACTCTTTAGCGGAGAGCAAACAAATGAGTATAGTGAACAAGCACAATTTGGAAAAAGATGGGGTTGGTATTCTTCAATCTATGCCTTATCACAGGGCGATGTTAGAAGATTTGATGAAATTACCCAACTACCCATTAATCAATGCTTAACTTTTTTAAGTTTTGAAAAACAGAAAAACGAATTAGAAATTAAAATGATTAAACAAAATAGATAATGAACGGATTTTATTACGTTATTGATAAATTAAGGGACTATATAAAAGACACAGGCTTTGTGCATACGGTTAGCACTGGGGACATCTTTGAAGTTGATTTAGTTAAACAGACTATTTACCCCTTAAGCCATATCATTGTAAACAATGCAAGTCCAAAGGAATTTGTCAGCAGTTACAACATATCTATTTTATTTATGGATCTTGTAGATATTAGCAAAGAGAATGCGACAGATGTATTTGAAGGCAATGATAATTTATTAGATGTATTAAACGAGCAGTTAGCAATTGCACAAAGATTAGTAAGTAGTTTAAAGAGGGGTGAGTTATTTAGTAATTTAGTTCAGATTGATGGCGATCCATTATGTGAACCATTTACAGATAGGTTTGAAAATAAGGTTGCAGGATGGACATTGACATTTGATATTATTGTTCCAAATGACATGAGTGTTTGCTAATGAAACTAAAGAACACAGAGGCTTTAATAAAAAGATTTAGGGACTATGTAATTCAGCAGTCAAGATCTAACCTGTCAAAGAATAGGAAGAACAACACAAAGGAGTTATATAATAGTTTAAAGGGGGAAATAGTAAGTGACAATGATTATTCAATAGTTGGCTTTGAAATGGTTGACTATGGAATGTTTCAAGATCAAGGAGTTAAAGGCAAAAGCAGTTCTAACAAAGCACCTAATAGTCCATTTAAATTTGGAAGTGGTAAAGGTAGTAAAACTGGTAAAGGTGGGTTAACAGAAGGGATTCAAAAATGGGTAAAACAAAGAGGGATACAATTTAGAGATAAAAAAAGTGGTAAGTTTATTTCATATAATTCAACTGCATTTTTAATAACAAGAAGTATTTATCAAACGGGGTTAAGACCAAGTTTATTTTTTACTAAGCCATTTGCAGCAGGGAAGAATAAGTATATTAATGGGGAATTAGGTGAAGCATTTAAAATGGATATAGATTATATTGTTGATTATAAATTAAAGAAAATAAAATGATAATTTACGCAAGATCTCCTTATCAAATAGAGATTAATGAAGCATCACAAGTAGGAAGTAAATTGGAGATATTTCTTTGGAATACCCCTAATTCAATTCCTGCAACTGCAACCTATACACTTTCAAAGAAGGTAGCATCTAATGCACAAAGATCTACAGTCTATAATATATCACCATACATAAGAGAATACATTGACAACATTGTTTCAAGTGATGGTACAAATAATCAATGGTGCAATGTTTCCATAAAACGATACAAAGAAACATCTGCAGGTGTATATTCTTTAGTTGATACGACAACTTATGCTGGAGTTGATGGATATAATAATTATATTGGTGGGTATAATCAAACAAATCCATTAAATAATTATTGCTTATTGGCTGATAATACTAAAGAGATTCAGTACAATTTAGGTAGTATTCCTTATGTAAACGTATTAATTAATAATGCTTTAGGCGATAAATTAGATGTTGAATACAAGGATACAAGTAATACAAATGTAATTACTACCCCTGTCTTTGGAACAGGAGTAAGTGCAGGCAAATATATGTATAAAGTACCTTT